TGCTCATCCGTCCTTGCTGATTCGCCCAAAATCAACTATGAAAAACGCGGTTACCGACTGATGCAAAAAACATATTTCAAGGAACTGTAATGGTCGGAATGATTATGGCTGCGGCCTCCTACGGATTGTTGGCTTGGGGCGCAATTGGTGTCGTGGGTCAATTCGCGGTCACATTGCTTGCATCATCCATTATCAGCAAAGCCTTTTCCCCAAACATTGATAACGCCTCAAGCGCGGCAAACCCAGGCAATCCGCAACAGCAACCTCCAGCATCAGACAATAAACTTCCGGTAATTTATGGCACAGGATGGGTCGGCGGCATTGTTACCGATCTAAGCATCACGACAAACAATCAGGTGATGTATTACGTCTTGACGCTTTCGGAATGCACCGGAACCTCAGACACCTTTACCTTTGGAGATGTATTCTTTGGCGGCAAGAAGTGCGTGTTTTACACCGGTTCGTCTTTTACCGCATCTTGCTCTGGCAATCTTTTAACCACCCCATCAGGAACAACTGTATTTGTTGGCACAACAGTTTATTCAAATACGGGTGTAAGCCTTGGGCAAGTTACAGCAGACCTTGGGCAACTTTTTAGCGGAAATCACAATTACGTTGTTTCAATTGGCGGCACTTACGCAAGCCAAACGATGACATCTACTGACCCCACAAGAATTTCTGGATTGCTTGACCAGTCAACCGGGTTAACAGATACATCTGTTAGCGGCTATCTCAATGTCTACCTTTACCCAAAAGGCTCCAATTCTGTTGGGAACACCACAACGTCTGCCATTTCGGTGATGCAAGACACAAACTTGGTCTACCAATGGGACGCAAATAAATTGATGTCAAATTGCGCGTTTGCAATCATTAAGATTGTTTATAGTCAAAACGCAGGATTGACCGGACTCCAGCCCACAAAGTTCCAGCTTACAAACAGCAGAACCTCGCCTGGCGAATGTTTCCTTGATTACCTGACCTCCACCACTTACGGAGCCGCAATCCCCTTGGCTGGCGTTGACACCGCCTCGCTGACTGCGCTGGATGTGTACTCTAGCCAAACGATGATTTATACGCCATACACCGGCGGTAGCGCATCTCAGACACGATTTAAATTTGATGGAACATTGGACACCAACCAGACCATCATGAACAACTTGCAGATCATGGCTTCGTGCTGTGATTGCCTGCTTCGGTATAACGAAATCACCGGCTTGTGGGGTGTGATTGTTCAAAGCCCAACGTACACCGTGGCAATGGATTTGACCGACTCCAACATCATTTCATCCATTCAAGTCACGCCCATTGACATTGCCAGCAGCTACAACATTGCCGAAGTTAAGTTTGTGGACGGAACACAACAAGATTCATTTATTACGGCAACTTTTGATTTGGCTGTAATCAATCCGTCTTTGCTTTACCCCAACGAACCGGTCAACAAGCAAACGATAACTTTGCCATTGGTGAACAACTCTGTCCGGGCGCAATACCTTGCAAACCGATTCCTAGAAGGTGCGCGGGAAGATTTGCAGATCAAATGCAAAGTCAACTTTGTTGGCCTTCAGCTTGAGGCTGGCGACATTGTGACGCTGACAAACGCCAACTATGGTTGGGCGGCAAAGCTATTCCGCATTGGCCAGGTGGTTGAAGAATTCAACGATGACGGCTCCATCACCACATCCCTGTCATTGATGGAATACAACCCTGCGGTTTACGATGACCAAAACGTGACTCAATTCACGCCTGCGCCAAACACAGGAATCGGCAATCCATTAAACTTTGGCACATTGACCGCGCCCACCGTATCAAGTTCTTCGCCAACGGCGGCTACGCCCTCATTTAGCCTTGATGTAACGGCATCAAGCGCAGGAATTGTCCAATACGCAGAAGTCTGGTACAGCGCCTATTCCAACCCAAGCGCAGCGCAACGATTCTTTGCGGGTACAACTGCGATTAATTCCAACGGCAATCCTTACACGCCAAGCGCCAGCATGGGATTGGTTACGTTGAGCAATATTCCGCAAGGTGATTGGTATTTCTTTGTGCAGATGGTCAACTCCCTTGGGAAAAGCAATTTCTCTGCGGCATCGTCTGTCTTGCAATGGCGACCGACTACATTTCAGTACGTCAACCGATACATCAATGTGCGGTATGCCAGCGATATTGTCGGCACGGGATTTAGCACCAGCCCTCGCGGATTGACTTATTACGGTTTGCAAAACACCACCACGACCACGGGCAGCACGAACCCATCGGATTATTCATGGTACTTAGCCTCCACGGCATTTGGAACAACTGCGCCCCTTAACTATCTTTTGTTTGCAAACCGAAGCAATCGCAAGTTCAGTTTTGATGTTGGTGGAGCAGCCCAGGCAAACGCCACGGGTGTATTTGTTCCAACCCTTACATCAACTTACGACACAACTATTTGGTCAGGATTGCCAGACGGCACAAACTCCATTGACCTTGATGCGCGAACTGGTCAGATCACATCGGTGGGGACAACCTCGGTTAGCAGCGCAGATGGCCTTCTTTCCGTGACCAACAACACCAACGGAAGTATGGTTGTGTCCTTGGCGCAATTCTTGAATTTTGGTTCGGGCGTTTATCAGAAAACAGTTTCTGCCGCCAATCTGACCATTGACATTTACGGGCGCATTGTGGGTTACACATCACCCGATGGTTTCTATTACACAGAATCCGTCTTTACTGCCACCGCAGGCCAAACATCATTTAGTGTCACCCATATTGTTGGTGATGTTTTAGTATTTAAAAATGGTGTTTTGCTTGACCTTACGGAATACAGCGAAACAACGACAACTGTGGTTTTGGCGACTGCCTGCGCTGTGAATGATATTGTTGTAGTGATTAACGCTCGGGCGGTTAGTAACTCCGCATATTATGAACCGAATAACATCACAATCGCCTCAAGCACAACAAACTCGGTTACATATGCAAGCGCACCATTTCAAGAAATTGTTGCGGGTGATTTGCTTTGCTTTAGTAATACAGGAACGCCTACAACTTACACGGTCAGCACAATTAACACGACCACCAAGGTAATAACGTTTACAACCACCATTACTGGCGCAACGGCAGGATTGACTATTTATCGTTACCGCGCCTCGGGTTCAACCTATCGCCCGTGGAGCCGTTATACCCAATCGGTTACTTCCATTTCTACTTTGACGCCAACAACTTGGGCGGTTAATAGTGGCTTTGAAGAAATCTTTGTTAATGGCTCACAATTCAATGAAATTGATTACGACATCGTAAGCGGAACATTAACAGGATTCCCCGCTGCGCTTACTGGTAATTTCACCCTTGTTCAATGGAATCAAAATGCTTTCGGCGTTCCCTGTTCAAACATCATTAACACGGTGGCTTATTCGGTTGGCGGTCAACTTGCATACACCTTTGGAAGCAACCCTTTAGCAATGGAAGTCTACGCAAACGGCGCACTATTGACCAAGGGTTCGGGTTATGATTACACCGCTACATCGACTAATTATGTGCTGTCTACCGCATTTCCTGACAGTTCAACCCTGCTCAATCAACAAACCTTTGCCCGTGACGGAGCCGCCTAGATGACACAAAGTTACAACCTATCACAGCTTGCAAACAAATTAAATACAAGTGGGCAAGTTGATGCCACCTTGGGTTTGGTAAATGCAACGCCTGCCGCTAATGGCGGTACAGGGCAATCATCCTATACAACCGGCGACATTCTCTACGCCAGCGGCTCCACAGCCCTTGCCAAGCTATCGGATGTGTCCACCGGCAATGTGCTTATTTCGGGCGGCGTAGGCGCTTCTCCAAGTTATGGCAAGGTAGGTTTAACCACCCATGTCACCGGAACTCTGCCTGTCGCCAACGGAGGAACGGGCGCAACAACTTTTACATCCAACAACGTCCTGCTCGGAAATGGTACAGGTTCGCCTCTGACTGTAGCCCCTGGCGCATCAGGTCAAGTGCTTACATCCAACGGGACAACGTGGACAAGCGCGGCTTTGGGTGGAATTGGAGTGGGGCAAACTTGGACGGATGTCAAAACCTCGCCAGGTCGCGCAAGCGGAACGCCTTACACCAACAGCACAGGCAAACCGATTCAAGTAGCAATTACCACCAACTCATCAGCTAGTCCTTCTACATTTTTAATAAATGGTTCAGTAATCGCTAATTTTGGTGGTGACAACAACAACAACGGAACATTTCAATTTATTGTCCCCGATTCAACTACTTATCAAATGAATTTAGGCTCATCCGCTGCGCTTAATTACTGGTGGGAGTTGCGATAATGGAACCACAACACATCATTGATTCAGTTCTTGGTGTCGGACTTACTGTCATGGGTTGGTTTGCCCGTGAACTTTGGTCGGCGGTCAAAGAATTAAAAGCTGATCTTTCTAAACTGCGGGAAGATTTGCCAAAGACTTATGTAAGCAAAGATGATTACCGCGAAGATATGCGGGAAATCAAAGGTATGTTGGAAAAAATCTTCAACAAACTTGACGGCAAGCAGGACAAATAACTTTACAGGTGCAACATGGCAATCTTCAACAAAAACAGCCTCGCCCAAGTTTCGGGTTTCAACAATCCCATCCTTTCCGGTGAATTGGTGTGGAATCAAAGCACTTACTGGAACCTGACGTTTCAGAATTCAAGCACTGGCGCTCCCGTCAATTTGACCGGCGCAACCATTTCGGCGCAGATCGTTCGGCGTGAACTGTCAAACGTCACCGACACGCGCAACGGCTTAACCTTTGACATTGCCGATTACACACCCACGCCATCAACCATTACGCTGACCGTGACAAATGTCATTGCGGCCTCGGGAACTTGCACCTTGGTGATTGACGCAAGCGCATGGAGCCTGATGGCAACCGACCCCGAACTTGAGATCAACGCAACCGACCCCGTGGGCTATTCGGGACGCATCAAAGTATCGTTTCCAGCATCAGGAACTACACCGGCAGACGATCTGGTGATCTTCCTGCTGTTCTTGGTGCGCTCTGATGGAGTAATCGTACTATGAGCAACGTGTCTGTCATTGTTGAGCAAAAAAACGGCATCAATTTTGTTGTTAATGACAGCAACAACATCAACCTTGTCGTTGAAGATGGAAACAATGTCAACCTGATCGTTGACGACACAAACAACATCGTTGCCATCGTTGATAAAGGCGTTATCGGGCCAACCGGCCCACAAGGCCCCGCAGGCACGGCGGCGACAGTTGCAGTTGGAAGCACCACCACAGGCGCGGCTGGTACGTCTGCATCCGTCACCAACTCAGGAACATCAAGCGCGGCTGTCCTTCAATTCACTATTCCGCAAGGTGCAAAAGGTGACACGGGCGCAACCGGAGCCACAGGCGCAACTGGAGCCACGGGCGCAGGCGTAGCCACCGGAGGGACAACGGGGCAAGCGCTGGTCAAATCAAGCAATGCTGATTACGCAACGACCTGGCAAACCCTACCTACCGGCACAGTTACTTCGGTCACGGGAACGGCTCCTGTCGTCTCTTCTGGCGGTGCTACACCAGCAATCAGTATGCCTGCGGCGACTACTTCGGTCAGCGGCTACTTGACTAGCACGGATTGGAATACGTTCAACGGCAAGGGCGCGGGAAGCGTTACCTCTGTTGCAGCAACTGTTCCTTCATTCCTTTCTGTAACTGGTAGCCCAATTACAACGTCGGGAACATTGGCGCTTTCGTACTCGGGTACGGCATTGCCGGTGCTTAACGGTGGAACAGGCGTCACCACATCTACCGGCACAGGCTCGGTTGTCTTGTCCACATCTCCTTCGCTTGTCACGCCCGTTCTTGGAACGCCAACATCAGGAAATTTCAGCACCGGCACGTTTACTTGGCCTACGTTCAACCAAAACACCACAGGCACAGCGGGAAACATTACGGCGACAAGCAATAGCACTCTGACCACATTAAGCGCATTAAGCCTGCCAAACACTCAGGTTACAGGCTTGGGAACAATGTCCACGCAAGCGGCAAGTTCCGTGGCTATCACGGGCGGCTCAATCAATGCAACAACTGTCGGCGCAACTACCGCAAGCACCGGCGCATTTACCACACTTAGCGCATCGTCCACGGTCAGCGGTACGGGATTTAGCACATATCTTGCAAGCCCACCGGCTATTGGCGGCACAACCCCCGCGGCTGGTTCGTTCACTACCCTAATTGGTGGCTCTGGCTCTGCCAACTACGAACAAATCACAGGCGGTGCAACGACAAAGGCTGTGCAATTCCAAACCCTTGGAACGGACACCAACATCTCCGTTGCGGTACAACCAAAAGGCACAGGCGCAATCGACCTTGCTGCTGGTTCAAGCGGTGTAAATATCAGCAATGGTGGAACTGTTACTGCGGTTACTTTAACAAATGCTGGTTCTGGTTATACATCGTTTCCAACTGCAACTGTTTCTCTCCCTACTACGGTTGGAGGTGTTCAAGCGGTTGCTTCATTTACACGGATGTATCCAAATGCTGCGTCTATTTCTAATGGCGGCACTGGGTATACAGTAGGGGATACTCTAACTTTAGTTGGAGGTACTGTTGTTACCTCCGCTGCAACTTTTACAGTTTCCACAGTATCTAGTGGAGTTATTACTAGTGTAAGTATTGCAGCAGCAAACTCTTATACTGTTTTACCAACATCTCCAGTCTCTGTTACAGGAGGTACTGGCACAGGAGCAACACTAAACCCAACATATGCTTTAGGTAGTGCGTCTACCATCACCAACGCAGGTTCTGGCTACGTTGAACAACCAACAGTAACCTTTAGCGGCGGCGGTGGTAGTGGTGCTGCGGCTTATGCTACTGTGGGTTCTGGAACAGTAGTTAAATCACTTGGAAATACGTTAGACCTAGCAACCCCCGCTGGTGTTGGGTTCAGAGTTACGGATGTTGGTAATACAACTGCAAGGTATGTTCAAGCCTTTGGAGCAACTTCAACTGGAACCCCAACGTTAAGTTCAAGTGCGGGGAATTTAATTGTTTCTAGTGGAGCAACTTCAAACATTGCATTTTTTACAAATAGCATTAACCAGCAACAAATGCTTGTATCCCACACAGCTTCCGCTGTTAACTATTTACAGGTGACGGGTGCGGCTACTGGTGCAAGACCAGCAATTTCAGCGCAAGGAAGCGATGCAACTGTTGGTATTACATACACAACAAAAGGAACGGGTGCTCTTAGTAGACACGCCTTTACAACAGGTTTTGGTACACAATTTCTTATTGTTGATAGTTCAACAGGTTCTGTAAATACGTTACAAGTAACTGGTTCTGCTTCTGGAAGTGCGCCAGTTTTGGCATCCCAAGGAACAGATGCCGACATTAACCTAACCCTAACACCAAAGGGAACAGGCCGTGTCAACATTACAACTAGCATTAAGCCAAAAGTAAACAGCGCAGCAAGCGTCACCTCGCCTTTAGCTTGGGATAGTACGTCATACGATGAATACGCTATTACTGCCTTGGCAAATGCCTTGACAATTAACGCTGACGCAAACGCATCACCCGCTGATGGTCAGAAAATGATGTTCAGGATTAAGGACAATGGAACCGCCCGTGCATTGACATGGACAACAGGCTCCACAAACTCATTCCGTGTGGTTGGTGTTACCTTACCCACAACAACTGTTGCATCAAAACTGGTATATGTCGGATGTATATACAACGCTGCTGATTCCCGTTGGGATGCGGTTGCTGTTTCTCAGGAAGCATAATGGCATCACCAGTTGTCATAGCTTTAACCTCGGGTACATCGTGGCGTGTACCTGTAGATTGCACATCCATCAAAATTGAAATTATTGGTGCTGGTGGTGCTGGCGTAAGTAGTTCATCGGGTGGTGGAGGTTCTTATTCAACACTTACAGCATCAGTAACCCCTTCTCAAATACTTACTACTAATTTTGGTGGACTTGAAGGTGTAACTTCTATTAGCGGAACTGGGGTTAATTGTTCTTCTGGTGCAGCAAATGGCTATTTAGGCGCTTTGGCTGCTGATTGCATCCCTACTGTTGGGGCATTTAGCGGTGGCAATGGAATTGTTGGGAGTAGTGGTAACGGTTGCGGAGGTGCTGCTGGCCCAAACGGAAATGGAGCCAATGGTGGTGCAGCAGGGGCTAGCGGCAGCGGCGGCGGCGGCGGGGGCGGTGGAGCTAATGGCGGTTCTGATGGTAGTAATGGAGGAGTTACTGTAGGCGGCGCAGGAGGAACTCCTGGCGGTGGTAATGGCGGTAATATTGGAGTTAATGGAAGCAATGGTACTCAAGTAAATATTTGGACAGATTGGCAAGGCAATACCTACGGCCCTAGCGGTGGCGCTGGTGGAAGAGGTTTTGGCGCTAGTGGTGGTTCTGCTGGTTATGGTGGAGGCACTTATAGCGGTGGCGGCGGTGCATTAATTATTATTACTTATACGCCATCCGTAATATCTGGAACATATACAGAAGTATTTAATGCAACAGGAAATTCTATTTGGCGTGTTCCTGATGGCGTAACTTCTATTAAAGCGGAAGCAATTGGTGCTGGTTCAACAGGTTCTACTGCAATTAGTGGGTTTGGTGGTGGTGGCGGTGGTTACTCTGCAACAAATGCAATTTCTGTTACTGCAAATACTGCTTGTTATATAAATGTCCCAGTTAGATCGCCCTATGGTTCACAAGGAAATGCTTGGTTTAATACTAATTCAAACGTATCACCAGCAACTACGGCTAGTGGCGTATTGGCTGTAGGAGGTTCTAGTGGTTCTGGGGGGTCTGCTGCTTCAGGAGTTGGCAATGTTAAATATGACGGTGGTGCTGGTGGCGCAAACAACACAACGGCAACTGGAACAGTAAGACTTCGTGGTGGCGGGGGTGGCGGTGCTGCGGGGCCAAGCGGAGTTGGTAAAGTAGGCGGTAACGGATGGGATACAGGAACTAGTGCAGGTACAGGTGGAGGTGGTGGTGGTTCCAATGGGGGCACTTCATCTGTGGGACAAATTGCACCTAGCGCAACTGTCGGAGGTGCTGGAGGCAATGGAACAAGCGGTTCTGGTGCGGGTGCTGGAGCAACAACAACAACCTCGTCGGTCGCAGGAACAATTGGAGGTGGGGGTGGTGGTGGCTCTGCCACTCTTTCTTACATCAATGGCGCCAATGGTGGCCCATCTATTATTTGGACGGATAGCGGGTCTAGCCTAGCTTACGGAACAGGCGGCGGTGGTGGTGGTGCTGGATGCACTTCATCTGTTGCCGGTTCTGCTGGTAATGGTGGCAGTTATGGTGCTGGTGGCGGTGGTGGAAGAACATCAGGATTTGGAACCCAAGGACTTGTTGTTCTCACTTACACTATTACCGCTGTTTCCACATCATCTGGCAATATGTTTTTTATGTTTTAAGGATTATCATGGCACTTATCAAATCAATTGACACCGACTACGGCATCCCTGCCCAATACTGGAACATCGGAGCCGTACAAGAAGACTTCAAAGGTCAAGGCACGGAAGTCACGTTCTACGGCTACGCTTCCAAGGAAGCCCGTGATGCTGGCAAACAGCCTCTGTCGGCAGGCAAGGTGCAGATCGCTGGTAACGAATACGTTGCTGGCGCTGACCGCGCTGCCTTGTACGCAATAATCAAGCAGAAGCCCGAATTTGAAGGCGCTGTGGACGCTTAACCATGATTGACCCCATCACGTTAATTGCTACCGCACGGGCGACAATCGCTGGCGTTAAGCAGGCAATTGCTTTGGGGAAAGATGCGTCTGAACTGTTCCACCAATTCTTTGATGCCAAAGATGCGGTGATGAAAGAAAAGGCCAAGCCTTCAAAAAAGGCTTTTCAGTCTGCTAATTCTCAAGCCATGCAGTTTATTCAGCTTGCTGAAGAGATGAAGCAGATAGAAGAAGAAATTAAGAACTCATTCATGCGGCGCGGCAAAACAAATTTGTGGATGGACTTTCTAAAAGAAAGGAACCGAATCGTGGCTGAAAACAAGGCAGAAGAAATTGCCGCTGAAAATGCCAAAGCCAAGCGCAAGAAAGAGATTGAAGAAACCATAGAGATGGTGCTACTGGTTGCCATGATTGCCTTAATTATTACGCTTGGCGTGTGGGGAACGATGGAATACATTGATTTTATGAGGAAATGACATGGACTGGCTTAAAGCAATTGCTCCCACCTTGGCTACTGCGATTGCGGGGCCATTTGGCACTATGGCTTATGGAATAGCAGCTAATGCACTTGGCATTTCCGCAGAAGATGCACAAAAGACCATTGAATCGGGCAAACTTACTTCCGAACAAATTGCTTCTATCCAGCAAGCTGAACTTGCCATTAAAGCTCGGGCGCAAGAACTTGGCTTAGACTTTGCCAAACTTGCTGTGGATGACCGCAAATCTGCACGGGATATGCAATCTACGACTCGCTCGTTAGTACCTCCAATTCTTGCAATGATGGTCACGCTTGGGTTCTTTGGAATCTTGATTGGCTTAATGACCAAAGCGTTTTCCACTTCCGATGCACTTATGCTTATGCTTGGTTCGCTTGGGACAGCATGGACAGGAATCATTGCTTTTTACTTTGGTTCTAGCGCAAGCAGCCAAAACAAAGACGCACTTCTTCATCAATCTAGCCCAACACAATGAACCAAAACTTTGAAATTGCACTTGCTCATATTCTTCAATCAG